AGTCCGACTACGCCATCTTGTGCGAGATGCTTGAGCACGCCGGGATCAAGTACGAGAACCGGACCCCCGAGGCTAACCCTGCCATCAAGGACCGCATCAACGTGGTCAACGCCAAGCTCAAGAGCGCGACCGGGAGCAACCACCTATGGGTCAACCCTGTGACCTGCCCGAACCTCAAGCGCGACCTTCAGCGGGTGGTCTGGAAGCCTGGGGCATCTTTCACCCTCGACCAGTCCTCAAACCCCGAGCTTACTCACATCTCTGACGCAATGGGCTATGCCGTCCACGGCACGAGCAGAATGTGGGAGCCGTCGGCTGGAGGTTTACGAGTTATTCGCAGATAATAAACCAGCCGCAACCGCAACGCACGGCGGAATCATGCTGCGGCTTTTTGTAGTAAGTCGTTTTTTTGCAATCAAAACATTTGCTTGTTTGTTGCTTTGAAAGCAGATTCGCAATTTTTCGGCGACATAGAATGATCCAAAACGGAACCACAAAACGCCATTTGGTTTTCGTTTTCATGCGACAATTCACAAAAAAACTACCGTCATTTAGGACGATCTTTTTTGACATAAAAGACCATTATCATGCGGAAAAACATTTGAAAGACTTTTTGTTAGGATAGATTACTCCGCGTCCTTCGCAGACAATAGGGATCGGCTCCGTAGCTCAGTGGCAGAGCGCAACGAATAGCAGGGACGCCTGCCGTTGAGGGCGCGAGGTTCGATTCCTCTCGGGGCCGCCTTTATGTGGACTGATTTTCTTTTCTGGATCATTGCGCTTGTGCTTGTCGTCCTTTACGGTTGGGGGAATCAATGAAACGCAAACCAGTCCCGGCAAACAAATCTGCCCGCTATCGTGCGTTCATTCACAACCGCGACCTGATGCTCGAGGCCCTGCACATCAAGGCCCACCAGAAGATCAACGACGTGCTTCGCGGCACATTCACACACCTGATCGAGCGCATTGTTTTTCGCTATACGATGGCGCCGCCTGCAAGCATGCTTGCCGATCCCACGCACTTCACTAGCCTGGTCGACAAGGACATCGTCGCCGAGTTCTCCCTTGCGGCCAGGGATGTGGCCGTAATTCTAGCGGAGCTAAAGATTCATGCTTATACCTTGGCCGTGGTAGGTGAAGCCGAAGCGATTGGCAGAGCAGAAGACAAGCCCACGCTGTATCATGTGGACAAAAAAGAGATCGAAGAGGACGCCCTCTACGATTTCGAGGGCAAACCGATCACGACTCGAATCGACTTCGCCTTCGACAAGCTCAGGCGTAAGATCCTCAACGCAGTGCAGCTTGCCCGGATCAATGAGGACTCGACCAAGGACATGATCGAGCGGGTGAAGCGGGCTCTGCCCTCTTCCAGAGCAGTGCGCCGTCCGGCTCGTATCCTCAAGACCCTCAAGGAAGCCCGGGTCTCGGTCAACGGGCAGGAGATGACCATCCTCCAGCTTGGAGCCAAGGGAGACGACACGGTGAACCTTGCCCAAGGCTTCATGGATGATGAGCTTTGGGAGCAGCTTCTCGAGGAATACCTGACGGAATATGTGCCCCAGTATCGCGAGCCCAAGATGATCTTCGACGTCGAGGTGGGCGGCGATACCGAGGAGTGGTATGGCTGGGAGATCGAGCAGTATGTGACGCACGACTTCGTTGATCGTGTTCGCAAGGGGCAAGATGAAGCAGCAAAGCAAAACGGCATCACCGATTTCATGTGGATCGCAGTGATCGACGACAAGACCGACGAATGCTGTGCGTGGCGTGATGGCTTGACCTCCGCGCAGATCGAGGCGAAATTACCTCAGCATAGGGATGACGAATGCGATGTCATCGTTCCACCGGCTCACTTCAATTGCCGTTGCACGGTGGCACCGATGCTGGATACGATGACCGACGAACCGACTATTAACGTCACGGAGTTTGAGGAATGGCTGAACAGCTAGAAAACGATGTGGCATCAGCCACAATTCGAGCCCGAGTCGAGGCCTACGACATGGAAGACGGCTTTCAGGCATCTGCTAGGCTGGATCCCAAGGCTATCAAGTCCGTCCCTGAGCTTCTGGCCCTGCTCGAACGGGATGACAGCATTGAGGTCGAGGCCCGCGTCCTGGCCTATAATCCAACGACCAAGCAGACGGGCGTCAAGAAGCTGTCACGCAAAGAGTTCCTCGAAGCCTTCCGCAAGGGTGAGACCGCCTTCGATGGCGTGAATCTGCGTGAGGCCGAGGATGCCTTCGGCGTGGATGCGGGCGGCTATGGCGACCCGGGACTTGTGGGCCAAAACGATTTCGTGCCCCTGCTCGGAGGCCCGTTCTATAAGAACCTCTACTTCTACGACTACATCCGTCAGGCGAACGCCGCATTTTGGGCATGGAATCACGACCCCATTGCCCATCAGGCGCTGAACATCATCCGCGACTTCACCCTGGGCCGAGGCTATCGCATCGACTGCGACAACGAGGCTGCACTCGCAGTGTGGCGGGCCTTCGAGAAGGTCAACGATGTCCAAGGCCTGATGAAGCAGATCGCTCTTGAGATCGCTCTCTACGGCGAGACTATGGTCTGGAAACTCCCAAACAACCAGACGAAGATCGTGCAGCACCCGACGATCGGACAAGAGATCCCGAAGGGTTTGATCCCGCGCGTGCGTCTCATTGACCCGACGGTCATCTGGGAAATCGTGACGTGGCCGGAAGACGTGTCTAAAATTCTTTATTACGTTTGGGTTGCACCTACCCAATTTCAGGTCTACTCCGGGCTCGAGAAAGACAAGCCGGTCAACTCGTTCAAGTTCATTTTTCAAACGATCCCGCCCGAGCAGATCAACCACTACAAGGTCAACCAAGTCTCTAACGAGAAGCGCGGACGCTCGGACCTGTTCCCAGTCCTTGGCTTCCTCAAGCGCCTCCGTGACTCGGTGTCCTACTCGGTCGTGAGCCTCCAGAAGCAGGCAGCCTACTGCATCGACACGACGGTCGAAGGCTCTCAGGCTGACATCCAGGCCTACATCGACGACCAGCAAGCCAACGGGACGATCGCCCCGGCGGGCTCTGAGTTCGTTCACACCTCGAAAATCCAGCGCAAATACATGGGCGTTGAGGGCGGCAAGATCGGGGCTAACCCCACATTTGAGTGGTGCATGTCCATGATCGCCTCAGGCATGGGGATTCCGATCTCCTACTTCGGCACGCACCTCTCGGGCGGCCAGACCAGAGCATCGGCCATCGTGGCGACTGAGCCTGTGGCTAAGCGATTCGAGATGCGCCAAGCCGTCTACGAGCGAATCATCACCGACCTTTGGGACTATGTGATGGACTGGGCAGGCTTCGGCCATGTCGAGTGCGAGGTCACATTCCCTGAGCTTATCACTCAGGATAGAAGCCAGAAGCTCAAGGATCTGATGGGTGCGGAGTCGGCCGGATGGATCTCCAAGGAGCGGGCCGCGAACATGGCCGCCAAGGAACTCAACATCACTAACTACGACTATAGCGAAGAGAAGCAGGACATCGACAAGCAGGGTGATCTGGGCCTAGGCCAGCTTCTGCCGTTCTCGAGCGCACCACAACAGCCCGGTGGAGCCCTTCCTGGGACCGCTCGCAACGAGGTGAAGGACAATGTCTGATAAGCTAGCCAAGCTCAAGGAACTCGATGCCCAGTATCTGTTCGACAACCCGCAGGAGTTCGGCCTGCCGACCTTCGACCAGTTTCGGCGCAACCCCGAGAAGTATATGGGCCGCGATGACGACCGGCTGGCCGAGGTGTCCCGGGGCGGCGAGCATATCCGGGGCATCGTCCAGCGCCATGTCTATGAGATCGAAGGCTACCGCTGCAAGACGCTCGAAGAGGTTGAACGCGTCGCGGCAAACCAAGGCATCCCGCTTCGGGAGCTAGACTACCGGCCTGAGGTAGTTCCAAATACAGCGGGGAAGTGCGACATTCTTGTGAGGTTTGTAAACAAGAACACACGCGCGAAGCGCAAGGATTGGGCTTGAGCTACAAGAGATTTTTTGCATTTCTAGAACGCACGCAAGCCGATCCCAAGGATCAGCCGGGCGTCCATCAAAAGCATTGGTTCTATGGGTGTGAGGCATTCAGCCCAAGCGCCCAGCCCCCCACTTCCGACGGCAAGAAGCCCGAGCAGCCAGAACCGGCCAAGCACGAGCCATCGGTTGACGAGGAAATCGCTCGGATGCTCATCGAAAACCCCGGAATCACCGGGGCAACGATGGTGAACCTGCTCAAGACCAAGGGCTTCAAGATTGTTGACGACAAGCAGATCGAGGCCGATGGTCTATCTACCGGCGTGGCCGTGACGCGAGACAAGCCTCAGGAAGCCGCCATTCAGGACCATTTCCTCAACGCTCACTTCCTCGAGAGCGCCCGCGACAATGGAGTGGGCCCGGTTCGCTTTAAAGTCGCCTTGATCCAAGAGGGCCTGGGCAATCTCCGCGATGCGTTCTACTACACCCGCGAGGCGATCGAGTCCGGCGTCTTGGCCTTCGAGGGGAAGAAGTGCTATGCCGACCACCCGAGCCGTTCGGAAGAGTCCGATCGCCCTGAGCGGTCGGTGCGCGATATCATCGGGCACTTCGAGAACGTGCATGTGGAAGAGGGAGACGACGGCCAGGCCATGCTCTGCGCCGATCTTGTGATGCTCCCTGACCCGCCATTCGAGTGGGCGCGTTCGCTGGTGCGTCATTCTATCGGATATTCCAAGGCCCACCCCGACAAGGAGTTTGTGGGCTTGTCCATCAACGCTGCTGGGGATGCGGAGGCTATGCCTGCCGACAAGTTTGCCAAAGAGGCAAAGATCCCTGCGGGTGCCTTGCCAAAGCTCAAGCAGGCAATGCAAGATGGGCTAACTCAAGTTCGCGTCGTTTCGGCCATCCGAGACGCCGTATCAACTGACCTCGTCACCGAGCCGGGCGCCCGGGGTAAGGTCTTGGAAATCCTAGAAGGGGAACAACCAATGTCGAAGAAGAAGGTCGCCCTGTTCGCCGAGGACGAAAAGAAGATCCCGGCAAAGCAGGAAGAAAAGAAGGAAGCAAAGCACGCCGAAGATGAGGCAAAGCACGCCGAGGACGAGTCGGAAGACGAAGCCAAGGGTGAAGAAAAGCCCGAAGGCGACGAAGATCACGACGATGCAGAGCAGGACAAGAAGCTCATTCTCGACATGATCAAGAAGCACATGGGCGAGGCTTCCGAAGGCATGGAAGCCGAAGGCGATGAGGCTGCCCACGAGGCCTATCAGGCTTATAAAGAAATGGGCAAGGACCACGAAGAGGCCATGAAGTGCGCCGCCGAAGCCATGAAACTTGCAAAGCACATGCAGAAGAAGCACGAAGCTGAGATGAAACAGGAAGAATCCGAGGGCAAGCACCCGGCTGGACCTGCTGAGTCCGAAGCCAAGCACTCGGAAGACGAGTCCAAGGCTAAGGAGTCCGAGATCGTGAAGCTCGTTGCCAAGGTCGCCATGCTCGAGCGCGAGCTCAAGAAGCGTGAGCTGGCCGAAGCTCTCGACACCAAGCTCCGCGAGTCGGGCCTCGGCAGGGCTGAGACCGACAAGCTCCGTTCCCTCATCGGGCAGCCCAAGTCGCTGACCGATATTGAGAACACCATCAAGATTTTCAAGGAAGCGTTCACGTTGCGTGGAGGTGAGTCCAAAGCATCGATCTTTGTGGCTTCCGTGGAAAAGCAGGGCACCGCTCCGAAGGCGACCGGCAAGGTCTCTTTCGCTGACTGCCTGAAATAACCAAACAACCCAGGAGAACCAAAATGGCTACTGTTGCGAAGAATCGCATCACCCGTTCCGTTCGTCCAGGCTCCGCGTTTGAATCGGCCAAGGCTGTCATCAGCTCCGCTTCGACTTGGAATCAGGGCGACCTCGTATATTTCGACGACGTCAACAACGTGCTCAAGGCCGTGACCGGCGACACCGACGCTGCTACTTTTTGCGGCATCGCTCGTCAGTCGATCGTTGCTGGCAAGCCCGTGTCGCCTTATCAGGGCACCGCTGTTGACGCAGCCCAGGCAATCGAAGAACTCGGCGGCCCTCAATTTGGCGTCATCGCCAAGCTGAAGCTCAAGAGCGGCGACTCGTTCGCCCCCGGCGATCTGGTCTACGCTTCGAGCGTGGATGCTCAGACCGTCTCTGTGAGCGGCACCAACGCCATCGGCATCTTTCAGGATGCTGCAATCGTCGCATCCTCTGGATCGGAAGGTCAGGTTCTTATCGGAAACCGCCTCCGCACCACTGGCCTGTGCGTGTAAGGAAAGGACCAGAACATGAGTGAATCTATCAAGCTGTACGGCCGCAACACGGTCGAGCAGAATCGCGAAGCTCTGAAGAAGGCCACCTGGCAGTCGGAAGAGGAAAAGAACCTCGTCGAGTCCATGCAGGCTCAGTTCGGTGTCGACATCCGCGACGCCAAGCAGTTCCCTGTCATGGAATCCGGTTTCAGCTTCAAGAAGATGAAGCAGAAGCTGGCCGAAGCTGACAGCCTCGGTTCGTTCCCCCAGGTACTGCGTGCGGGTGTTCAGGCATCGGTAAACGCGATGTATGAAACCGTCCCGACTACCTTTGAGGACTGGGCGCACGTCATCAACTCCGGCCGTATCGAAGAACTCTATGCCCCGATCCAGGGCCTGGGCTTCCTCTCGGCAGTCGGCGAGAACGAGCTGTACCCAGAAACGGGTGCCGCTGGCCTCGACATCAAGCTCCGCAACCGCAAGTACGGCGTGATGTTCCCAGTGAGCAAGGAGCTGCTCGAGGACGACCAGACTGGTCAGTTCCAGAAGCTTTCCGGCCTCATGGGTCAGTACGCCAAGCAGGTTCTCGAAGTGCTTTGCTACGGCAAGCTCGCTTCGGTCTCCGGCATGAAGTACGCAAACCTCGAAGTGCCCCAGTCGGAAACCCAGCCGAGCACGGAAGCAAGCTATCCCTGGAGCACGAGCCTCACGGGTGGCGGTGCAACCCGCCCGGCTTCTTACGGCGCACTGACTCAGAGCAACATTCAGGCAGCTTTTATCGCCCTCATGAACCAGAAGAACCTTCTGGGCCTCAAGATGGCTGTGCAGCCTGACCGCCTGATCATCAGCCCGAAGTACAACTTCGATCTATCCGTGTTGCTCCACAGCGCATACTACCCCTCCGGTGCAGCTTCGGCTGGGCAGGTCGGTGGTGCGTTCGCGGTCAACCCGATTCAGGGTATCGCTGACAAGACGGTTTCCCGCTTCATGTTCAACTACGACGGCACGGTCGATGGATCGACCTCTGCCTGGTACCTGGTTGACTCGAAGGCTCCGTGGTTCGTCTGTCAGGTCCGCGAGGCCGCAGCAGTCGAAGTTGAAAACCCGACCTCGGGCCGTAGCTTTGACTCGGACGTCATTCGCTTCAAAGTTCGCCTGCGCGCGAACGCCGATCATATCGACCCCCGTTTCGCGTTCCAGGGGAACAACGGCTCGGCATGATCTGAGTAAATTACTCTTGCGGGGGGGCGTGGGGAGACCTACGCTCCCCTGTAAAGGGGAATTTATATGGGAAGAAAAGCCACAAGCATCGCAGTCATCAAGCCTCGGGCTGTTGCCCCGGCTGAAAGTCCGGTCGATCGAGCCATCAGGAACGACAAGGCCAAAAGCCTGTCAGAGTTCTCCGCTCTCCCGGATCAGGTTGCCAAGAGCAGCATTTATTTCAAAAACTGGTACTGCCCCGAGTTAAGGCAGAAATACAATTTCCTCGACCGCATGAAGCGAATCGATCGAGTATACCCCTACGCCAAGCTCACCGAGAACGGGTCGCCGACCATGCTGCTCGTCGATGAGCCCCAAACCGACTACGACGTCGAGGTCTGCCACAAGAAGCTCCCGATCCTTCAGGCGCTCGGATATAAGTATTGCTACGTCGAAAAGGACTCCACGATCTTCGACCTGCTCGAGCAATTGGGGGTTGTGTGAGCTGGGCCACTGCCATCGCCGACATGAGGCTCAAGCTCTCGGACAACCCGAACGACAAGCTCCGGGCCTACAAGCGCGTCTTTGGGCAGATCGACGGGACGAACACGGTCTTTAAGACCTTTGAGTTCCGCCGGATCACTGACTTCACCCTCGGTGCCGTTCCCCTGGGCATCTACAAGAACCAGGTCAGGCTCAACACAAGCGACATTGCCTCCGACGATGTGACCACGGGTTATTTCACCTTGGCTGCCGCTCCGTCTGGATCGGACGTCATCGAGGCCACCTACTACGTCCAGTTCTTCTACGACGCCGAGCTGGACGGTTTCCTGCGCCTAGCCTCGAATTGGCTGGGCTTGGGCAACGACTACACGAACATCGCCGAGGGCCTGCGTCCTGCCGCGCTGCAATACGCTTGCGGTGAGGCATACCAGAAACTCGCCATGAGGTTCGCCGAGCATCTCTCCGAGACTTACCGGCTCGAGGATGCCCCGGATGCGAACCGCTTCAAGCTTGTGGATGAGTATAAGCGAATGGGCGAGGATTGCCGCAAGGAAGGCGAGAACCTCCGCAACCAGTTCTACACGCGCCAAGGCCAAAGCCTCCAGCCTCTCTTTGGGGTCAATGCGGGCCGCGTTCGTAACGTGGAGCCCTCGCGGTGAAGGTCGAATACACGAGCGTTGGTCAAGGCGCACAGAAGCGTCTCAGGCAGATGGTGGACAATGCTCGTCCTTCTGCGATTCGGGCCTTTATCGACCGTGACGTCTACACGCACTATAAATACATTCAAGCAAAGCGTTGGATCACTGAGAACGCAAGCGAGGGCGACCAGTGGCACATCCTCAAGGATGACCGCTACAAAAAGTGGAAAGCTCGGGAATATGGATCGGATCCTAAGACTGGCCGCCCGCTGCTCTATGCCAGTGGAAAACTGTATCAGTCGGTCATTGGTCCGGGTGAAGGGTTTCACAAGCTGGCCACCGAGCGAGGCCTGACGATCACGACGTCGATCCCTTACGCAAAGGGCGTCGACGATCTCAGGTCATTCACAACCTATCGTCCCGAGACGATCCGGGCCCTGAAAAAGCTCGTGAGCAATTTCATCATAAAGAACATCCGGGCGGGTTATTTCAAGTGAGCCGCCAGCTAATCGAAATCTCAGTCGACGCGATCATTGCCAAGCTCAAGGCCGATTTGCCTGCCGAGCTTGCGACCATTCGTTCGGCCAGAGCTGACAATCTAGTGACGATGGAGGCCCCTCGGGATTACTACGTCTACCCCAGGGCGAAGGGTTACCGGACCCCGGCAGTGTTTGTCATCGGCGACCGGATCGACTTCCAAAAGGATCGCAAGGGAGCGAACCACGTTAACGCCGCAGTGCGCATCAATATCAGCTTTCTTGTCGAGGACAAGGATGCCGAGCGTCTGGTCCGCAAGTCCTACCGCTATCAGGCGGCCGTCCACAAAGTTCTTGATCAGGCCACCTTGACCTCGCCGGAAGGGTCGGCAAGAATGACGCTAGTCATACAGAACGCAGCGTTTTCCGGTCTATACTCAAACCTAGAACCGGGCGATCCGCAGGCGGTCTACAGGCAAGAGATTTCCCTGGAAGTAGATTGCTTCCAGTACGAACCATGAGGGTACACAGATGAGCAACGCAGTCGTCACAACTTCAACGATGGAATTGACCCCGATGCGGGTCACCTACAACGGCATCGACCTCGGCGGAACGCTTGCAAACTGCGTTGTCACCGCAAAATACTCGAAATCCGAAATCAAGGCCGATCAGAGCGGTACCACGGTTCGCGATCGCCGCGTGAGCGGGATCGAGGTCACGGTGACGACTGAGATCGCAGAAATTCAGAACAAGGATCGCTGGAAGGTTGTTTTCCCGCACGCAACGAAGGTGGGAACCGGAGTCGGATCCTTGGCTGCAATTGAATTCAGCCAGAACATCGGCGACGGCGATCTGACGAACGCTGCGACGCTCGTGCTGCACCCTCTCTCAAAGGCTGATGCCGATCTCTCGAGCGACTACAAGTTCTACAAGGCCGTTGCATCGGCTGAAAGCTCGATCACCTACGGTCCGACCGAACAGGCCCGCCTCAAGATCGTCTGGAACATTCTCCCGGATGAATCGGCGACCCCGAACAAGTTTTTCCGCTACGGTGATCCAACCATCGTGCAGACCCCTGCATCTGCCGGTTCTCCCGCATTCACCGGAACGGGCAACGGTACGCTTACGGCCGTCACCGTCTCGAACGTCTACACCAAGACCGAAACCATTACGGCTCTTTGCCTTGGCGCACCGTCCGGCAATAAGTCAAACTGGGCGATCTCTGGCTCCGTGTCTGGCCCGCTTGGCATTCTCCAGCTCACCACGGGCGGCGCAGGAGGCTCGGCAACCTTCACCTCGAATCCGATCAATTTCACGATCACCGATGGAACGACGGACTTCGTGGCAGGCGACCAGTTCACGATCGCAACGGTTGCGGCCCTGTAAGGCTAGGCCATGGGATTATTCTCTTTGAAGACCGGCAAGGCAGTCGACGGACCAGAGGTCCAAGTCATTTCCGACTTGGATGCTATGGTGGCCGAGCGCGTTGCCTTCCGGCTTCACGGGAAGGTCCACTACATCAAGCCGATCTCGGTGAAGGAGTTTTTCGCCTTCACCAACGCCTTGGTGTCGATCCAAGCCCTACAGCAGACCGACAAGGTTGACGTCGATCATGTCGTGGAGCTGTACCATGGCCTGATCCAGAGCGTTTGCGACACGGTAAGCCGCAAGGACGTTCAGGCCATGACGCAGGCGCAGGCCGGGGCCTTGATCCAGCTTATTAGCGACTGTGTCACGGGCCGGGCTCACGCCAAGAACGACGGGGACGAAAAAAAAAACTAGAGAGTGACGAGTTCGCTCCGATCCGGCTCACGATCTCGGCATCGGACCTGATCGCCGAAGCCTGCCTCCTATTCAAGTGGACTCCCGAGCATTGTTTGGGGATGCCTGCTGTCCGGTTCTTTTCCCTGCTCCAGAGCGGCCGCAAAATTGAAGGCAAGCGCAGGGCATGGGAAACTGTAGTCCAGTGCGACGTGGCCTCCATCTCTTTGGGCGATAGCAAGTACTATCAAGAGATGCGGAAGCATTATGAGGCCGTAGCCGCCGGGCACTATGAACGAATGAAGAAAGACCGCGTTCTGGATGCCGCCGATCCAGCGACCGGGGCCCTTCTGACGGATCTTTTTGAACAGGCACAGAGGTTGAGGTCGACCTAATGGCTACTGAAAAGGAAGTCTTAAAACTAGACCTCGATGCCGCCGAGTTCCTAGAGGCCGCAAAGGGTGCGCTCGAGGCGATCCAGAAAATCGGCGAATCCAGAAACCTCACTGGGCTTGTCGAAGGTCTAACAATGATCGGCAAGACACTTGCCATCATTACGGTGGCGGTTGGGGCATTTAAGACAGCCTTGGCTGCTGTTGAAGAAGCCGAGAATATCGAGCGAATCAACAAGCAGTTTGACTTGCTTGCGTCCAATGCCGGTGTAGCTGGAAATACGATCCGGGAAAAACTCGTCGGTGCGGCCGGTGGGCTGGCTGATGATACCGAGATCATTCAGGCGGCCAATCGTGCGGTGATCGCCCTCGGCCAGAACGCAGATAAACTTCCGGAGATCATGGAGCTTGCTCGCAAGGCGACTGCTGTAGTGGGCGGCGAGCTAACCAGCACTTTCGAGACGATGTCGTCAGCCATTGCGGCTGGAAATGCTAGGATTCTGCGGCAGTACGGCATCGTTGTCGACATGGAAAAGGCCCAAGCTAAATATGCGATGGCCATCGGAATCACGGTTGGCCAGCTTACTGAGCAGCAGAAAAAAGAAGCTCTGCTTAACGAAGTCCTTTCCAAGCGTGAAACCGCCTTTAAGGGCGTGGAAGAGGCGTCCGGCTCCGTTACGGTTTTGATCAAAAAGATCGGGGTTGAGATCGGCCAGAGCCTCGAAGCGATCGGCCTATGGGTCAACAAGATCATCGGGCCCACGTTCCGGTCTATCTTCGGTGCGCTTAAAGATAACATCACAGGCATTCGCCTGTTTTTGGAGTCAAGGCTTGGAGACGCATCCAAAAAAGCCGAAGCAGATCTTGAGATCCTGAGACGCAAGCAGGCATCCATTGGCGAAGAAATTGAAAAGACCATCGCCCAGGAGAAACGCTGGGGCGCTGGTCCCGTAACTACGGCAAAAATTGAAAGACTTCGGGAATCTTACGAAGCCCTCGGGAAACAGATTGAGGCGGCTGAAGAACACAAAAAGAGCTTTGAAGCAGAGGGCCCGGCGGCAGCAAGGCCGAAGGATGACACTCTTGAGCGTCAGGCCATTGAGCTGCTCGCCAAAGAACGCGAGACACAGTCCAAGATTCTCGAGATCCGAGAACAGACGGCCATGTCCGAAGTGGAAGTGGCCGACATTGTTGCACAGCGCAAGCTCGCCATTCAGCAGCAGCTTCAAGCCCAAATTGATGAGTTGAAGGTAAAGGCCGCTAAGGGCGAAGTGGCCGACATCGCCGGTCAAGAGGCATTGCTTCGTGAACAAGCGGCCGCCAAGATCATGCAGGTCAACGACCAGTTGGCCGCGAACCAAGAGGCGGCGCTCAACCGCCAACAGAAGGCAAACACGACCTTCTATTCCGGCTGGAAAAACCAGAGTGCTCAGGCTTCCGTTGCACTGAGCAAAGATCAAATGAACTGGGCCAAGGCCGGAGCGTTTGCAAACGAGACGCTGACCAAGACGATGGCGGCGGGCTTTATCAACATTTCAAAAGGATCCAAGGAAGCCCTCAAGGCGATGAAGCAGCAGTTCTTCCTTTTGATCGCTGACAAGGCCCAGGCCGAGGGTATGCTGCACTTAGCGGCGGGCCTGCTCAACCCGGTTGAGTTTGGAGTCGGTGGAGCATTGCTTGCCTTGTCCGGCCTCATTCGGGGTTTCGCGGGCGGCGATCTTGGATCCGCCGGTGGCGGTGGGGCACCTAGCGGCGGCGGAATGGGCGGCGCTATGGGCGCAGAGCCTCCTCCTATCACCAGCGCAGCTCCAGAGCTTCCGGCCGATGCTGGCAAGCCTCAGAAAACGGTCACGATCGCCATCCAGGGCAACTACTTCGAAACCGAGGCGACAAAACGCACGCTGATGGAAATGATCAGGGCGGAGACTGACGCGACCGAGTTCCGGTACGTCCAGATCCCGCAGAGTGGGTGACGCATGGCACTGACAACTAAAAGCGCGTTCTTCTACGGCCTCGACGTTACGACCTCCAACAATGCATTGGACTTTCAGGTCGGAGCGACCCAGTACGCTGCAACCTTGAACATCGGCAACTATACGGCGACCACCCTCTGCACCGAAATCGTCCGGGCGATGCAGGCGGCCGACATCAACAATACTTACTCTGCGACCTACTCCCGGATCTACTCTGCCGGGACGGTTGTTTCGAAAATCACTATTTCAAGCTCAACGACGAGCTTCGTTCTCTTGTTTGGAAGCGGGGCTAGAGTCCTGATTTCCTGCTCGAGCCTCCTGGGTTTTGCGGCAGCGGATACTGCTTCGGGCAGTACGTTCACTGGGACCAGCAGCTTCGGGACAACGATCCAGCCTACGCTCGTCGGCTACAACTATCTGCCGCGTCAGGCGACTCAGAAGGTCGTGGGGAGCCTCAATGTATCGGCATCCGGAGTAAAAGAAGCGGTCCTATTCAGCGTTCAGCAATTCTTCCAAGTCGAGTTCAAGTACGAGCCCGAGGCCAAGACCAAAACGGAGTGGGCAAACTTCCTATATTACGCATCGCTTCAGAAGCTCATCGAGTTCGCCGAAGATGTGACGACCCCGGCCAGCACGATTGACTGCACGCTCGAAAAGACAGATTTTGATGGAAAAGGCATGGGTTTCCAGCTGAAGGAAATGTTGCCAGAATTTCCGTTTCTCTATCGGACTGGCTCGATGCAGTTTAGGGTCAGGCCGACGGCCGCAAGCCTTATATAAGGGGATACAATGGGTGTCGTAAACGGTACGCCGGTCAACGCAACGAACACGAACGCGGCTTTTCTGAACAAGAATCAGGCCGACCAGATGACCTTTCCGGCATCTTTCACCTCGAACCTCTCGCTCTCGAAGCGAGACGAGTCTAGTGCAGCGACCCTTAACGCCCTGACGACCACGACCTCGATTGTCCGAATCACTGGCACCGTCACGACGATCAATGGCGCAGTGGCCCCGACTACTTACGTCGATGGTCAACTTTTGATCATCTCGAATGCTTCCGGCTCGAGCGTGACGATTAATCACGAATCGGGTTCTGCAACGGCTGCCAATCGCTTTACGTTGCCAAATGCAGTCCTGCTCACGGTCGGATCGGGCTCGGCCGCATCGTTCTACTACGACACGACAGCAAGCCGCTGGAGGCCATCTGCGGGCTCAGGATCGGGCGGTGGAGCCACGGGCTGGATCAGCTCGTATCCCTATCAGGTCGGCAATATCGCCACCTACACGAATAACGGCTACATCTGCGTGGTCGCCAACACCTCCGGTGCGACCTTTGAGGCCGATTACGCCCTGGGCTATTGGGTGCCGATCAATTCGCCCGCCGTAGGTAAAAATTACATGGCCGTGGGCTCGAACTTCGAGTCCAACACCCTGGGCGGCTGGCAGCTTGTCACGACCAGCCTGACCAACCTAATCCCGACCGGCGCACCGACGATTGGATCTGCGGCTTCTTTATCAATCGGCGTCACCGGCACCAACCCGCTTTCAGGGTTATACAGCCTCACATTAGGGAACATCGCCTCGACCAACATCGCGGCAGGACAGGGGATCATTTCTCAGGCATTTGCCATTTCTCCTGTAGACCAAGCAAAGGTTCTTACAAGCCGATTCGCATATAGCGCGGTGGCGAACCTAAGCACCGCCTTGATGAACTTTTCGGGCACAAGCTCAAATACTTGGGCCGTGTATCTGTACGACGTAACGAACGCGGCATGGATCCAGCCTGCGGGCGTCTACGGCATGACGCAAAGCTCGGGCGTGGGAATCGAGGCCGCGACTTGGCAGACGCCATCGAACATGACGCAGTTTCGCCTTGCGATCCTTTGCGTCAACGCAACGACCGGGACGACCCCTGCGGCGAACGCTTACCAGCTTTATTTTGACGAGTTCTTTACCGGATCGCAGGCCATCACGCAGGGATCGCCGATCACGGACTGGCAGGATTTTCCTAGCGTCGCCGCTGGCACCCTAATAACTGGCACGACCACAAGCCCCACCTACGGAACCGTCGCGTACAACCGAGCCCAGTGGCGTCGAGTCGGATCGGACATGGAAGTCCGCTGGGATTTTCGACAGACGACCGCCGGGACCGCCGGAAGCGGGACATATCTTTTCAACTTGCCGCCTGGGTTTTCTATCGACACCAACAAGGTGTCGCCTAGTTCAACCAACGATGATTCGAAGAGTCTTGGCACTTTTGACTATTACGATGTTGGCGCGACAGCCATTGGGATCGGATACGCTTCGGCGTACTCTTCCACGCAGCTCAGGTTTACTATGCAGGCCCAGGCTGCAAGCGGAAGCCTTGGCACAATCTCGTCTTCGTATGGCCAGCTATCCAACACCTCTATTTCTTATGCGCTGAAGGCTAGGATTCCAATCCTTGGATGGTCCTCAAATGTGCAATCCAGCGCAGATACTGAGACTCGAGTAGTGGACCTGACGATCAATCCTACGTCGTCGATCACTCCAACAGGAACGATCAGCAGTTCTTTTGCGTCGTGCACAACCATCAACTTCAACACGACGCCAAGCAAAGACTCTCATGGAGCCTATTCTGGCGGAGTCTATACCGTGCCGGTCTCCGGGGACTACTGGTGCAGCGTCAAATTTGAAACGCAGGGAACCGGCGGCACCTTTTGGGAAATCTGTTTCGTTGTCAACGGCGTACAAATTGCCGATGGAGCATCAAAGCCAACCGCCAATAACCAATATATTTCCGGCGGAGTGGTACTGCAAAACCTGAAGGCCGGTGACCTGCTTACCATCCGATTGAGAACAGATTGCACTAGCCCGGTCTTCACGACTTCGATTGTTCATGCGCTAAGTCTGTTCCGCTTGTCGGGTCCGTCCGTGATCGCCTCCACGGAAAGCTTGTCAGCGAGATATGATATCCCGATTGGAACATCCGCCAGTTCCACAACGCCATGGAATGCGTCGACGAAGATCTGGGACACTCACGGCGCCGTTACGACCGGTGCCTCTTGGAAATTCACAGCTCCAATCTCCGGTGTATTTCAGATCGAGGCGTGGGCATTCTCGGCGGCGACCTCCTATGTTGCCTATGTCTACAAAAACGGAGTTCAAGATACCTACAGCTATAGCACCCTGACGACTACGGCCGGATCTCCGGGAGTTGTTCTTATGCGACTTGTCGCGGGCGACTATATTGACGTTCGACCAACAGTGGCCGTTACAAGCGCATCGTATGTGGGTCACATTTCAATTCTTCGGGTAGGTAACTAATGCTTAAAATTAAGGTCACCGAAAAATCTGGGGCATCGATCGAGTACCAAATGGAGTCCGTTCCTGATCTGTCGGCCTTTGGTCATGGAAGGCCCGAGCGTTGGCAGCGGGAATACAGCCGCTGGGAGCCGAAGCCGGGTGTCGAAGCATACGACAAGGCCGACGTGATCAAGGAAGAGGATCGCCCAAATCCGGTCACAGGCGATCTTGAACGGTGGGTCAAGCTCAAGGCCGACTACACGGTCGAGATCACTGACATCACTCAGGAGCACGCGCTCAAAGAGTGCATCTCGTCCAGGCTCAAGGAATACCCGAGCGCATCGGACTTTCTGAACGCATTCTTCGACGAAGGCGATGCTGGCCTAGAACGCCTAAAAGCTCTCAGGCTGGAGATCAAGGCAAAATACCCGAAGCCCTAATAGGACATGGCAACAAACTACCCATCCAACTTCACTGCGCTGAATTCCAGCCAGTCCAAGAACCTGAACATCGTTCTTGCGATCGACGGCTTGGCCGTGACGTTTTCTCTGCAACAGACCTACAAGCGGGTGGCATATGGCGATCCTGGGATCACCTACGGGTTACCGGGCCTTGTGTACGGCGGTCTATACATCGACCAGTCGAGCTATCCATACATCAGCTCGGAAAGCAGCCTGTCGATCCAGCAGAGGCTCGAGCCCGAGCAGGGCAGGGCCTCGATCTCGCAGTTGAGTATCGTCCTGATCGACAAGGATGGCTATGTCTCAAAGCTTGTAAGCCCGGGCGGCGGTGTGCTTACCGAGATCCTGGGCCAGTCGGTCAAAATCTACGTCGGATACCAGAACAGCGGATACCCGGGCGATTACTACGTCGCATATCAAGGCATCATCACGACAGTCACGACCCAAGCGGGCCGGATCACCTTGGGTTTCGGTGATGCAAACCAAAAGCGCAGGCAGGCGGCCTTTAAGCTCGCAAAGGCAAGCCTACAGACGGCGATCACTGGAAGCCCGACCACGATCTACACGGACACGACGAATTTCTATCAGATCGGGAATACCGGGATCGACCCGCTGGACCTAAACGTCAAATGCTACCTCAAGATAGACAATGAGGTCATCCAGTACGGAAGAATCCCGTTTTCCGGTCAGGTGACCAATCTGACTCGAGGATCCAGGGGCACCGTCTCGGCCGACCATGCCGCAGGCGTGGACATTCTGAACACGATTCAGATCGAAGGCCACCCACTGACGATCGCCCTGAAGATCATGCTCTCAGGCTGGAACGGGCCCTACCTATCCGGGCAAACCTTTCAGGCGCTTGGGACCAACGGGACGTCGAGCCTTGCAAACGCGATTCTGATCGACTCCACCAAGGATGCGGTGCTCGACTATGGGTTATCGGTCGGTGATTTTGTCACGGTCACTAGGCCAGATTCGACGTTTACGACCTACACGATCACGGCCATCGAATCCGGCCAAGGACTTCAGAACCGAGTGCTCAGAACCGACCTTCCGACGGCCTACGTGGCGGCGGCTACGGGTTACACGCTGGCCTTCCGGTCGCAGTTCGATACCCTTCCGGTCCTTGCTGGCCTCAAGATGAGTCCCCAGGACATCGACGTCGCTGCTCATATCTCGATCCGCGACACTTACCTGATCGACGCGTCCTACTATATGCAGGTCTATATCCAGAGCCAACAGACCGGCAAAGAGTTCATCGAGCAGCAGCTTTTCCTTCCGATTGGGTGCTATTCCCTCACGCGCTTTGGGAAGCTGTCGGTCAACATCACGAAGACCCCGATTGCATCGAGCACGCTCGTGTTCCTAACGCCGGACAATATCATCGACGCAGAACAGATCACTCAAACGCGGTCGATGAACAATCGCAAGTTTTTCAACCAGATCCAATACAACTACGACCAAGACGACTCGGGGAAATACACGAGCGTTTATCGTGCCCTGGACACCGATTCGTTGAACCAGATCGGGATCCTAAACCTACTACCAATTAGTTCAAACGGACTAAAAAGTAGTTTTGGGGCTTCGGCGCTGATCTCAAGCGTATCGACCAAGCTGCTGAACCGCTACCGCAGGGCGGCAAGCGAGATCAAATTGAAGGTCAATTTCGGTACCGGGGCTCAGATCGAAGTGGGCGATGTCGTGGCATTAAAGGACAATGGCAATCTCAAGATCACGAACTTCGCCAATGGGTCGAGAAACATCGGGATCACGCTCTATGAAGTGATCGACAAGACGACCGACATCAAGTCCGGGCTTGTCACCCTGGGGCTCATTTCCGGGGAATTCGGATCGGCCGCCGACCGCTTTGGAACGATCAGCCCCAGTTCAGTGGTCACGACCGGAAGCTCGACGACTAGCGTCAGAGTTTTGGCGAGCTACGGCGCAAGCTTGGAGCAGAGCAAATGGCAGGACTACATAGGGCAGCCTGTGGTCGTTCGAGATCCTGACTGGACGACGGTGACGCAGGTCACCCTGACCGGGATCGATACGGCCACGACGCCCATTGCGCTGACTGTTTCTCCCGCCCTGGCAAGCCCTCCAGCGGCAGGATACATCGTAGATATCCCAACCTACCCAGACACGACAATCGCGGCCCAGAATGCCGCCTACAAAGCCATTCATGCCTTCATGGACCCTTCGGTCGCATGCCTGGCTGGCGGGTCCACGCAATCGTTCAAGGTTTCACTTACCGACATCACAAAATTCGTCGTCGGAGCGGTCCTGCTGATCCGAGATACGACATGGAGTGCCATTAGCCCCGAGGTTTCGGTGGTCGCCGTGAATGCAACGACAGGAACGGTGACAGTCTCGGCATCCCTTGGCTTTTCTCCGGGCTCTGGCTACTATGCTGAAATCGTGGGATTCAAGGACGGGGGCGCGGGCTACCGCGTGTATAGCTAGATGGGAACACCGATCACTCCAGCCAGAAACTCGATCTACATTGAAGGCGCACAGTTTCGCTCGGCCATATCCGAGGATCTCGTGCAGCGCGTCGGGGCCTCGATCAACTTCATCAATACCTATCAGTATTTCCCATTCTATTTTGGGCTCGCAGGAAACTACTCTCTTGCAGCCTTCGTCGGAACTCTTCCGGCCACGGGCCTGGGGCCCTTCGAGACCTTTGACTACAACGCAAGCATCGTAAACATCCGGGTCTATTCTGGAACGACCGGAAGCGCAGGCACTACGCAGGTCGACATCAAGAAGGCATCAGCCGGATCCAGCGTCTACACTTCGATCTTTTCGACGCTCCCTGCAGTGACGACGACGGCCTCGAATAACGTGCAGTTCGATATCAACGGGGTTGACGGAACGCTCCCGACGGGTTGCACTCGCCCCGTGCTCTCGACGGTCAACTTCACGTCAGGCGATAAGCTTCGGCTTGATGTGAATTCCGTGATGACCGGCGGAGCTGACTTCATCGTCACGATCTTCTGGAGGCCAAGGTGATCACGAACTTTTCCAGCGGTGGGACCAAAATTAGTGCGGCAGTTAGCGCGTCAAATCAGGTGACACAAACCACTGCGGGAACAACAACCGTCACCGTATACACCGCTCCGGCAAACGCCTACGCGCTGGTTAATTTGAATTACTACTGCACTGCTACTGCGGGAGCTTCTCAAAGCGCACAGGCAACTATTTTGATCGGTAATGTCAATTTCAGTGCGGCTTACGCCAGCGGCGTAACATCAAGCAACGGTACCGTTAATGTGCCATTAGTTTCTTCTGGAGTGGTTGTGGGCCCGGGTCAAAGTGTGCAAGTGAGGGGTTTTGTTAGCGCCGGAACAAATAATGCAACCGCGTTCTGTTCTATAAGTGGACTCGAATTTACCAACGCATAAGGGGGACTTATGATCGCACTGCTTATCGGGATTTTTCTCGGACACAACTTGATCGAAACCAAGCACTACCAAGAGTGTCGGGCAATCCAGTTCAAGTCCGAACTCTGCAAGTACGAAAGAAAACTCTGCAAGCTCGGCAAAGATAAGTGCGAGTAAGCGTCAGGACTTCACTGTAAGAGTGAAGGACTGAACACCCTCGAGCCGCCTCATGAGTCGATCGAAGGCGAGCTTCGATCCCACGATCATTTTGTCCTTCTTCGCGGTCCAGCCGATCCCAGTGCCCACGAGCACGCAGCCATCTGAGTCGCGATTGTAGTTCCCGATGTGGAAGAGGATTCCCCAGTGACCGGGCACGCCCTTGATCTCGAAGGTCTCAAAAGCATCGGAATCCGGTTTAAGGCGATGAGATCCTCGCTCACAGATATAGATCCCATCCGGTAGTTTCGGAGCAAAATCGTCGCCTACTGGGTACGCGTGCTCGAGCGTGGCCGCGATGTGTTCTCTATTTGCATCGCAAATCAGGTCGCCGAAGATCCCATCTGCACGGAACTCTGCACGCTTGAGGGTCATGTTCATGTTCTCATTGTCCGCCCGGCCCGGACGCTTTGCAAAGCGGGAAACCTCGGAAACAATAGAAGGCATTGAACGGCCAGACCAACAGCCGTCCTTCCCTAGATCGGGGCGGGCTCATGGATGAGCCTGCCCCGGTTAGCAAAATTTACTGAGGTTAAATCATGGATAAGATTCTCGCAGCTCTTTCAATCAGTCCTTCGGCGCTAAGCATCGTCGCTATGGCTTTGGAGTTTGCTTGCCGCATGGCGCAAACCGAAAAGCCCATGGGCATTCTGCACGGCTTGGCCTTGGTGCTCCGCAAGCTCGCCGATCTGTCGGACGCCCTGCTTCCGCAGCGCATCAAGCAGCCTGCGAGCGAATGATCTCCGCCATCGTGGCGGTCGTGGAATTCCTGCGCGAGCTTTTGCCTTTCCTGAAGGGTCTGCAAAAGACTCCGGCTCAAAAGGAAGCTGGCATTGTTGGGGAGGTCCGCGATGCCTCACGCAAGGCAGATGAAACCAAAGGAGACACCTCCGACTATGAGCGCGTTCTCCGTGGGTAGGGGTTTCCTTCTGGGCCTGATGATGGGAGCTTGTACCGGCGTCGCGTCGTGCGGCCACGCTGGTCTCAAGGCCAAAATCTACTATCTTGACGCAGCCCAGGGGGGCTTGATCCGAACGCAAGCCAAAGAGGTGATCCCGTTCGATCAGGCTACGGGGTATCGCTGCATGAGTCCGCCGGACTTTGACGCAACGCTCACGCTCCTTCGGTCGTGCCTAGAACAGAACGGGGTAAATTTTGAGCATTAGGCGCAGACCTCCAGATGCGGAGTTTTTTGTTCAGCTCGTTGTCATCGTGGCCGGACTTGTAGCCGGTGTGAGCGTTTGGGCCTACTCGACTTTCGAGACGCAGGAAGCTGCCGAGGGTAAGAAAAACACGATTGAAAAACGCCTCGATCGAATTGAAAACAAAGTCGACGAGCTGCTTCGCCGCTCTAGTGGCCGTTAGGCCCGGTTGACATTCTCGCGCATCGTGCGACCCTTTGCCGACATGGACAATGATCTACTGCATCGTGCTGTTGCGGCGATTAAAGACTTGGCACTAGAGCTTGGGAAGGTGCCTACCAAGGCGGAGTTCGTTTCCCGCGTTTCTGGGGCGGAGGGAATGCTTCGCCGCTCGGGCGGCATGACCGTACTGCTCAAGGCCGCTGGTCTAGATACCTATGAGGATCGGCGCGGCACTAAAAAGCAAAAGATCACAAATCAAGTTTTTGAAGTGAGCCTCGAGGCTCATCTCGAACGCCACGAGCCCAGGGAGCGCTCCACAAAAACGGTTTGGCCGAAGATCGCCATCATGGGCGATCTGCACGAACCGTTCTCCCACAAGGCCTGCAAGCAAGCATTCATCGAGTTCTGCGCGGAGTTCCAGCCCGAATATATTGTCCAGATCGGCGATGCGGTGGACTTCCTTGCACACTCGAAGTGGCCTGCATCGAAGAACATCTACAAGCCCAAGGAAGAGGAAGAGATCGCCAGACGGGCGCTCGAGGACTTCTGGAAGCAGCTTGGAGAAAAGTGCCCCAAGGCCAAGCGAGTGATGCTGCTTGGAAACCATGCGGTGAGGCCGCTCAAGCGCATCCTCGAGGCCGTTCCCTCAATGGAGCACTGGGCCGAGAAGTATCTCGAGGCCTACCTTGCGTTCCCAGGCGTGGAGACGGTCATGGATACGCGCGAGGAATACCTCATCGCCGACATTGCGTTCATTCACGGACATGCAAGCCAGCTAGGCCAGCATCGAGACCATCTGCTTCGGAATGTAGTATGCGGCCACACGCACCGAGGCGGGGCTGTGTTCAGGAACTTCCGGCAGGAGACCATGTTCGAGCTGAACGCTGGGCACTGCGCCGACGAGGACTCGAAGGCGATGACTTACACGCCGACCAAGACGACGGGCTGGACGCTTGGGTGGGCCGCCATCGACAAGCACGGCCCGCGGTTTATTCCATTCTACTAGGCCGGTACAGGCGGCCGTTCGCACCTTCTAGATTGATCGGGTACAGGATCCCAAGGTCGATTGCTCGCTTGGTGAGTTGAAAGTTGAGTACTTCCTCGTCGATCTCCTGCCCACGTTTGGCGGCTAGGATCATGCCCGTGGTCACCACATCATCCCAGGTGTATCGCTGCACGAATCCTGTGCCAGAGGGTAGATCGCATTCCAGCTCCGCTTCTTTCTCTGCCACCCGGGCCCGCATGGCTTTCAAAGTCATCATGTGGCAGCCAACGATCCGGGTGACTTGCAGGGCATCAAAGGTTTGCATGGCTTGAGTGTATCGAGGCCCGCTCAACCGTCAAGCATTGTGCCTGCGGGAGCGGGCCCCTAGCGCGGCCATATTGGCAACGACTTCCCCGGGCGATCCGCGCGTGAAGACCGAGGGCTAATATAGGCTAAAAGAAAACCCCCGACATCACCACGACGTCGGGGGCCTAATCGTTCGGCAGTCTCACACACGCTTCTCAAAGAAGCGCCGATCGATCAGAACGGAATATCTTCCTCACCAAAGCTAACCTGGGGAGCGGACACGGCAGAGGTGGGCTCCGCCGGGGCTTGCCCGTTCCCCAGGATCACTACATCGCGGGCGATGACTTCGAGCACTGCGGCGTTCTTACCGGTCCGGTCTTGGAATCCTCGGGCTTGGGGCTCACCGATGACAACAACCTCTTGATAAAGCCCGAGCGTTCCGTTCAACTGAGCTGCGCGTTGACCAAAAACTGTGACGGGTATTTTCTTTGGAAAACGCCCCTCGATGCCAGACACTTCGACCGAGAACTTGAGATAAGCCAGTCCCTTGGCGGATTGCGCCAAAACGGGCGGTTTTACGATATGGCCTCTTACTGATGCTGCTAGCATGGTATCCCCTTTTCTACTTTCGTTTGCTTGTTATAAACAAATTTTGAGCGGGTAATGGCCTTTTGCGGTCGGCCACAAACCAGGCCAGATCAACATGAGAGATTTTTATTCTTGTGCGCTGGCGTTGATCTGCGGGCTTGATCGTTACGTCTACAGTTTTTAAACGCCCGTCTCGGATGAATTGCCAAATGGTAGATTTGTGCAATCCAAGCAAGGCCGCTACTTGTGGAACCGAATATAGTTTGTATTCCTCTGCTTGCGCGGCCGTGTACTGTTGTGCGGGTTTTTTTTCTTCTTTTCGACCGAATAGACGACTAAAAAAGTTCTTCATCCTATCCTCCGCTCATTGAGCAATACTGCTCGAGGGCGAGATACACATCCCGACCCGGGCCGCGCAGAGTTGCGGGGCTTCGGTTCAGGCTCTTGAGCTCGTCCTGAATGAACTGGAAGTATTCCCGAGCTTCTTGGTTGGTTAGATCCTGGATCTGCTTGCCTGCGTGCTTCCCGTTTTTGATCACGAGATCAAACGGAGCGCCGAGCTTCCCGGTCGTGCGCGTCAATTCCTTGTCGATCGTTGCAGCGATGACGGCCTGCTCCGGGGTCTTCGGGGTCACGGTGTTCGTGGCCTTCACGACCTCATTGATCTTTGTGGCCGCTTGAGCAACTACCTGACGCGGGGCCGTGTTCACTGATCCCCGGGCCTGAGCCTGCTCCGCGTCGTCGTCGGTCTGGTACACGCCCACGAGGGCGGCCAGAGCATAGCGCCGGGCATAGGAGATCGCCGACCCGAGGGCCTGAGGCTCGTTCTTGAGCGGCAGGACCGGCAGGCGACCCGTTACGAACTCACCCGATTCATGGGCAAGCGTGGTCAAAAGGTTACACCCGGCCTCCGTGCTCTCGGTCGTCTGGATCACGCAGAGGCCGTTTTCCGTGAGCGGTCCCCGGCAAGCGTCCCAGACCGACTGCAGGTCGGCATACGAGCTTTTGAAGAATGGGTTGGCTGAGTCCTTAACGGCGCCCCGGATCTTGGCCTGAGCCTTGGCGAGTGCGCCTGCGAGATTTCCAATGGAATTTGATTGCATGATCATCGTCCTCCGGGGGCTGACTTAACCAATGCTGGAGCCCTTTGCAAGACTTTTAGGGCGGCCTGGATAGCGATGGCTAGGCTGTCCTGAGGGCTCACGGGCCGACGCAGGGTTGCGTAGGCCCAGGAGGTCACGCAATAGGGGCACCGCTCGACGACGGTGTGGCCCTCAGGGGTGATGAATTCATTTTCCTGGGATCCAAGGCAAGCACTACATTCCTGTTCGATCATGTCAGGTTTCCTCCAATGGATGCTTGAGTAGACCGCTTTGCTCGGGAAGGGAAACAAAAAAAGAAAAGCCCGATGGGTTTGCCGCTTGAAAGGCTCTGCCCATCGGGCTTATGACTTAGGTGCTGAGAATAAGTCGATGAGGCGAAGGTCGCACAGCCGCGATCTCAACGCAACATCGACCTAATCAAATCAGCAAAAAAAGAGGCTTTGACCGTAGCTCTATAAACACGGTCAGGGGGTCGATCCCAACGCGCAAGCGTCTACGCCCGAAAGGGCTATGTACCCAGCAGGCAACTTTTTAAGGGTGGGCCGCCGTTGGTGCGGCTAAGGCTGAGGGCCATCAGAGACCGTCACGGGTCGAGGGCCAGGCTGAGTTGCTGGGGCTTGACCGAGAATATCCAAACCTCGGGGCAGCACAGGAGCGGGGCGTGCACGCCGCTCTAGCCAACTTTCTTTTTGGGGTTATGCGGCCATAGGGCTGTGTTTTTTTTAGAACCCCATCGGCGTCTGGTTCTTTACTTCTTCTGAAGTAGGGAAAGGGTGCCTTTGGGGTTTTCGACCATCGGGCTGACCAGGGGAACAAATGCTCAAATGCCGGTTGTGTGGATGCGTGAGAAATGTTCGAGCCGATCGAGTGCAATACAAAAAAGGATACTGCTCGGCTGTTTGCATGAAGAAAGCCAGGGCTGTTTTTTTTTATGAAAGCCGAGCTTGGAGAGAACTTAGGTATCAGGCCCTAAAAGCCTATGGAAGGGTCTGTGCCTTTTGCCGGACGACCGAGGGCGTCATGCATGTGGATCACATTAAGCCTAGAAGCCATTTCCCGCATCTCGAGCTTTCATTCGACAACCTCCAAATCCTTTGCGAGGCTTGCAACCTGGGCAAATCGAACAGGGATCAAACCGACTGGAGGACTGAATGACACACGCACTGAAGACAATCGCAGCATGGACCGGCATCACGCTCTTTTGGCTTGGATTCCTTGTCGCTCTGGGCTCGGGGATCCTGACGATCGTGAAGGCTCTATTCTGAGTCCCGGTCGTGGGCCTCGTCGATCATCAGCTCGAACTGCCACCAGCAGAGAGAGAATCCGAGCAGGAAGCCCAGGGCCCACCAGATGAACTCATCGCTTGCACCTTCCATGTCACAATCTTAGCGGCCCGCTTCCCATGTTCGCAAACCCCAGAGACACTTGGATCTGGGGGACTCCATGCAAAAAGAGAAACAAGCCTTCGTCGTAACCGGATGCCTGATCCTTGCGGCCTTGATCGCGGCCCTAGCCTTCGTCATCAAGCCTCGGGATCCCGCCTGCGTGCGGCTCGAGGCCAAGGTGGCCCTCGCCCGGGACTTCTGCGATGGCTTGGCTGCAAAGGCTGCTGAGGAACGGTGCGCCGCCCTAGCGGATGCGCCCGAGGTTAAGGGCCAGTGCATGCAGGTCATCCTGCCAGCAGCGACCGTCAACTGCTTGGCGTACCTGAACATCGAGCACATCAAAGAGGACGTGAGGTCCGCGTGCCCTTGATGCGCTGCCTACCCTGCTCGCGGGTGTTCATCCGGGGCAAGTGGCGCGACTATAAGGGCATCCCTACATGGGTGTGCGCCGCATGCGCCCCAAAGCTCAAGCCTCCCAGGCGGAAAAAGGGCGGCCCGGCGGAGCTGTAGTTACACGCAAAAACCCAATAGAATCCTATTGTTAAATAATTCTTGACCAAAACGGGCAGGTATGGGATTCTAGTTTTGCGAGGTAACGATATGAATTTTTCAAACAGAGACATTGAAACCCTGACTGCAATCGTCAGCATAATCCTAGAGCAGGCCAGAAAAGATCAAAACGACTGGCGCGATTGGATTGGCTTTGCCGTGACGCTAAACGGTGTAACCTATCGCAATCGCGGGATGGACAATAATAATCCGTGGGACTTGTTTCTGGTCAAAGCCGGAACTCAAGGCGCTACGCGGAAAACCGGCTTTCGCATTTCCTTGAAAAAGCCAGCGCGCAACGGTGTCGCATGAAAGTCCTAGTAGGCACGGTGCGGGATGCGTTCATCCGCGCCGGACACGCTGAAAAAGGTTCCAAGCCGTTACCCCGCAACTAATTGCTTGGAACGGATTGGCCCTGGGATCCTAAGCCTCCTGGGGCCGATCTTCAAAAAACTGGAGGACGATATGGCGAAGGCAAAAAAGAAGGCAGACAAGTTCCGGTGCGGTGGTTGCGATCAGCTCTTTGAAGAACACCTGGGCCTCGATGTCATGCTCGACCTCGATTGCACCGTTGTTCAGTGCTGGCGCTGTGCCGCCAGGATTCAAACGCACAGGCGCAAGCTGATCGCAAAATCCCTGCTTAAAGAGGTTTTGGTCCAGGCCGACCTCGAGTATGAGCTGGTCGAGCGCATCATGGCTTTCCTAGATTCCGACGGCTGACCACCTCACAGTGAGGCTGTCGGCTGATCCGTGGTTGCAGAACAAAATTGACGTAGCAACTTGCCGGGCGTACCCGGCGCGGATCGAGGCCCTGGGGGAAACCCCGGGGCCTTTTGCTTTTCTGTCCAAAACCTAGCCCGCTGTCTAATCCTTGGGCACCGCATAGGCCTGAAACCCCCTAAAACGCTCAATAGGCTGGCACGGGGCTGGCAATATCTAGGGCCATAACCAAGGAGAACCAAAATGAAAAAGACGATCATCGCCCTCGCAACCCTCATCGCATCCACCGCATCCGCTCAGGCGGCAACCGCAACCGTACAGCCCCAGGCTTGCGGCACCGGAAGCGGGGTCGCGGCTCTCTGCTACAACCTCCAGAACGACGCAGGACTCGCCATCAGCTCGCTGTCGATCTCAAACACGTTGGGCCGGGTGACCATGACGATCAACGGGATTCAGTTTGATAGCGGCTTGTACCAAGCCCCGAACAACCTGCCGAGCGCATCCCATGTGGTCCTGCGATCCGCCGCTGGGGCCGCCATCGATGTGAGCTACGATATGAGCTACTACATCACGACCGTTCGTTCAGGACGCGGGCAAGGCTCGACCTACCATTGGTCCTTGGTCGGCGCTCAGGTCAACTTCTAGACCGACCTGTGCCGGGCCCCGGGGCATTCCCCCGGGGCTTTTTTTGTTATGCTCAGACCATGAGCATCGGACGCCATCATCCAGCGAAAACTCAAGGCAAGAAACGATCAGGCAAATGGCCCACCGTGCGCCGCAAACACCTGGCGATGAATCCAACCTGCGCGATCTGCGGCGGGAACAAGAAGCTCGAAGTCCATCACATGCGCCCGTTCCATCTGCACCCGGACCTAGAGCTGGATCCCAAGAACCTAATCACGCTTTGCGAAAACCAAAACGACGGGGTGAACTGCCATCTGCTTTTCGGGCACCTGGGCTCTTATAGGTCGTTCAATGTGAACGTGCAGCAGGACGCGGCCAGTTGGGCGAAGAAGATCGCTCGCCGTCCATAGCTTGACGTTTTTCAGTTGATTGCATAGGGTCCGCTGCGGAGGACGACTATGCGCTACGGATCAGTATGCTCCGGCATTGAGGCCGCCTCGGTCGCCTGGGAGCCCTTGGGCTGGCAGCCCGTGTTTTTTTCCGAGATCGAGCCCTTCCCATCCAGCGTTCTCGCACACCATTGGCCCACGGTTCCAAACTTGGGCGACATGACAAAATTTCGGGAGTGGAATCATGGATCAGGATCAGTTGACGTTCTTGTGGGCGGGACACCCTGCCAGTCCTTCTCAGTCGCAGGACTTAGAAAAGGACTGGATGACCCGCGTGGCAACTTGGCGCTGGTCTTTCTTGGACTTGTTGAAAGCCTGCAACCCAGATGGGTTGTCTGGGAAAATGTCCCCGGTGTCTTGTCATCCAACGCGGGACGGGATTTTGGTGCCTTCCTCGGGGCGCTGGGCCAACTCGGGTATGGGTTCGCCTACCGAGTCCTGGACGCTCAATACTTCGGAGTACCCCAGCGACGCCGTCGAGTGTTCGTTGTCGCAAGTCTTGGAGACTGGCGCGGTCCCGCAGCGGTACTTTTTGAGCCCGAGGGCCTGCGCCGGGATTCTCAGGCGGGCAGAAAAGCGCGGCAAGAAACTGCCTTGGGCGCTTCATCAGGCCCTACTGACAGCGGCATCTGTGACCCTATTGGCACTCTTTGCTCTGATACTCACCCGGGGGCCTACAGCGGACAGGATGCCTACACCGGGCGCATTGTACCTGATGTTGGGGGGGGGGGGGCTT